GAAGCGACTACAAAAGTACCATCTACAGCACTACCAGATGTGTAATCAATAGTTAATACATCATTTATAGCAACACCATGATCTGTAATAGTTATTGTGACTGTTGTACCTGATTGTGAATAAGTACCTGTTTTTGTAAAACCTTCTGATGGTGGACTATATGTAAAACTTTCATTGTCATTAGCTCTACTTCTTAAGAATCCTTCTATAACATCTGAATCTGATTCTGTAATATTATTGAATGCAAGATTATATATTTCTAGGTTTTGATGACTAGCTAAACCAAATAAAATTCTATGTTCATACCCATCTGCAAATTGTACAATACGTGTTTTAGGTTGTGATGTTTTTGTTAAACCATAACTAGGTTCTATAGATGGAAATGTTGCCATTATGCTAATAAACCTCCTGGTCTTTTTTGTTTAATAAGTTCTGCTTCTATAGCTGATGATAACGCTAATCCTAATGCTTTACCTTCTGTTTCATCACCTTCTACAGAACTGCCAGAAGCATCTACATTTACAACTATATTAGTACCACCACCTTGTGATTTTACACCTAATTTACCATCACTACCCCTAGATAATGGAAGGATAGCTTCTGCCCCTGCTTCTCCCATAAGCCCCATTCCATTAGCCATAGGGAATAAGGTTGGTTTGTTTACTACACCGCCATAAGCATATTTTTGTACTTTCCCATCAATAAATGCATTACCATCTGCATTACCAAATAAACCTTTAAACCAACCTGTTAATGGTGCTGTTATTGTTTGCTGTATTGCAATACGTACCATATCGGAAATTATAGAATTTGCTAAGTTTCTAAAACTTAAAGTACCTTTCATAACAAAATCTACTAATGCATCTTCCATACCTTTTATTCCTTTAACAACAACATCACCCATAGCATCACCAACACCTTTAATACTGTCTTTAAAAGCATCAAGTTTTGCAACCATAGCCTGTCCAAAAGTTCTATTAAGCATATTGCCAGTTTTTTTACCATAATCTTCACTTGCTTTTGCTGATCCGTTAAATATTTGATCAAAAGTTTTCATGCTTTTACCAAAATCTTCTGCTGATTCTGTATAAAATTTCTTTATTTCTTCAAATCCTGCCTTAAAATTACCTTTTCTAAATTCATTTAAGGCTTTTAACTGTTGCATTATGCTGAAACCTAAAATCTCAAAACCTTTATATGCGGTAAAAGCAGTTGCAGCTAAAACTTTTAATGTGCCATTAAGAATATAAAACAAATCATTTAATTGACTACCATCTAAAGATATGCTTCTAAACATTTCAGCCAAATTATTTAATGTTGGTAATAAAGCATCTGAAAGTTGTTTACTAAAGCCTTGAAACCTAAAACCAATCATGGTCATTTGATCGTTAAAATATTCTGCGTTCTGTGCAAATCTATCTGATACTTCAAAATTAAATTCTTCTAGTGACGCTTTACCTTCATTTAACAAATTAACCATATTAGAACCCGACCTACCGAATATTTCCATTGCGATAGCAGTTTTAGTAACGCCATCTTCCATTTGGGCAAAAGCATCTGATATTTCACCTAATACTTGTTGATTTGTTTTTAAAGTGCCGTCTGTATTTCTTACAGATATTCCTAAATCATCATACGCATCTTTATATGTAGCTACACCTTGGTCTGCTTCACGCATTGATTGAGCTAATCTTCTTAATCCTTTTTCTATAGTTGCCTGTTCAACACCTGCTAATTTACCTGCATTTACATATGCCTGTAATGTATTAGCTGCTATTCCTGTTTGTGTTTCTAATTTACCAAAAGCATCTGCCGCATCTATAGAACCTTTGACCATACGTACAAAAGCACCAGCAGATAAAATTACGCCTAATGTTGCAAATGTCTTATTAAGTCCAGACATTGCCATGCGTAGGTTTTTAACCCTTCCCTGTACGCCTTGCATAGAATTACCAAGACGTTTTAAAGAACCTGCCCCTACAGTTTTTGCGGCTACTATTAGATCAAATTTAGCAGCCATCTATTTATTCTCCTTATTCATTGTCTGTAATACTGCAGCTTCTATAACTTGTATGCTTTCCATTAATTCTGCAGGTTTATCTGTATACAGTTTAATCATTTCTAACACAGATGTATAGTCTAAACCAATAATTCCACCCATTCCTACACGCCATTGCGTCTGTACCTTTAAAAACATATTTACAGCTTCCCAATTATCAGGATAAATATAAAAATCTTTATCTACTTCTTCTTTTTTTTCAACAGTAATACCTAATACTGCATCATCTTCTGCTGTTTTATCTATGACAGTTGAACCAGAAGCCCAATATTCACCTGCCCCTATAAGTTTTTTATGTTCTTATTTTTACAAGATTCAACAAATGCATAAGATATTGCAGTAGCAACACCTCTTACATCAAGTAATTTATTTCTATTAGTTTTGTTGAAAGGCACTTCAGAACCATCTGACATTTCTAGACCTTCCCAACCCATTAATATTTCTTTGGCAACGTCTACATCTAGCATTTCTTGATTTGCCACCTGATTCATCATTTCTTGTAGTCTTGATTGTGAAATGTTTTTAAATTCTGCATAAAAATCCTGTGTCTCTGTTTTTTTACCAACAGGTACTTCTATTTCTACTTTGCATTTGTAGGTATCGCTTTGATCTAAAACAAAAGCCATTTAATTAAGAGTATTTACCAACTAGGGTAAACCCTTTTTATAATCTATGCAACTCTAAGTGTATACAAGGCTAAATTCATTATTAGCTGCTGCTGTAGGTGTTGCCATAAATGGAAGATTTAGCATTGTTATACCATCTGATTCTTCATAGGTTGGCTGTCCTAAATCAGATTGTGGGCAAGATACTGTAACCTTATTACCTGCAGTTGTTCCATGTAACCAAGTATTTGTGCCAGTAGAGGTATTAGTATAATCTGTAAAAAAGTTATGGGCTGATAAAGCAACAGCTTCTACAACAGCAGTACCAGAAGGTTTACGATCCGTAATTAATACTTCTTTTGTACCACCTACTAACTCTCTATAAATCACTTCATTATTAAAGTCTAAATTCCATGATTGTAATGCTGCACCATAACCAAATATAGAAAAAGCAGAAGTACTGCCATTTTTAAATATTAAAGGTGATGCCTGATTACTTACTGTTACAGTTGGTGAAGCATCATCAGTAGGGGCTGTAAATAATCCTGTCAAATTGAAAGAAATACGAGGTATGTTGTTTACCTCAGCAGAAATGCTAAATGTACCTCTGCAGCCTTTAACAATATGTCTAACGCCATCATAGTTAACAAATAATGTTACGCTATCAGATGGTGTTGTAACAGGTGCATAAGTAACTGTATTGCCACCACTAATTGTTTCTGATAATGCACACGCTTTTAATATTGCTCCATACTTAGGTGCTGTACCTGCAGTTCCACTACCTGCCATTTCGACGTCAAAAGTTACATTAACTCTTGTATTAGCTGGTATTACTTCATAGTTACCCATATATGGCCTTATTAAATCTCTACTAACTTCATCACTTTGTATAGGTTCTATATTCAGATCAATTACCTGTACATAATTAGCACTACCTGTTGGGTTAGGGTCTGTACCATAGCTAGTTTCTGCTTTTGCTAATATGCTTCTTTTTCTGTGTAGCTTAGGCATCGTTACATTTAATCAGTATGTTTATATAATAAAGGTTTTTAGTAAGAAACACCATCTATTGCGTTAAATCGTCTACTTCTGTTCTATATCGCACTATGTAATTACAATTAATAATTCCTGTAGGTTGGTCAGAATCTAGTGTTTCTATAACAACAGCACCAGGTTGTACATCTATCGCATTACCATTAACTGTTAAATCTGCCATTATTCTGCTATGCATATTTTCTACTACAGCATCAGCAGTTGTAACAGGTGTAGATGATCTAACAATAACTGCACATCTAACAGTCATCGACCAATCTAATGTAGGTAAACTGGTATTTTGTTCTGGAGTATCGTCTACAGCTTCTATTAAAATACTTGGTGTTTGAGTTCTTGTTAATGCAACTACTCTATCTCTATATGCTCTATTAGAAATACCTGTAGTTGGTGTAATAACAGTTAATAAGCGGGCTAATATATTTTCACGTTTAGTAGTCATGTTTTCTGTAAAGTAATTTCTCTTGTTAAACCATCTAAACCTGCTTCATTTGTTCTTACAGTATAAGCTGTACTATTTACAGTAATAGAATCACCTGCAACTAAAGAACCAAAATCAGAATTTTTACAATGCAGAACATAACCAACAGAAATAACTTGATCACCAGCTAAAACATCAGTTGGTTCATCTAATATCCCATTAGCAGTAGTTCCCCCAGAAGTGCAAGATACACCAAAGGGAGAACCAAAAACTGTTGTTAAATCATCTGCAAATGACATTAGCCATACTTAGCGGATACTAAAGCTGTTACACATAAAGCACCTGCACCAGTTCCACCTGCAACTGTTGTAGAAACTTTTACAAAACGCTTCAAAGAAGAAACATTAAGATAAATTTTTTCAAATGCAGCAGTATTAGCAGAAGTAGTTGTAAATGCACCATCTGTTACATCAGAATAAGTACCACCAGATGTAGCACATTCTGTAATTTTTACAGCATAAGTAATACCTGATCCACCTGCTTCAGCAGAAAGGACAAAAGCAGCACTGCCTTCATATCCTTGTAAATCAATAGCAGAACCAACGCCAGTTGCAGCTACAACATCGTTAGCTAAAAGGTCTAAAGCAGTTGTTTTAGAACCTAAGTTTTGAATAGTCATTATTCAGAAAGGGGTAAAGTTTTTTTACGTTTAGTAGTTTTTTTAGGTTTAATTTGAGGTTCTACTATTTCCTCAACAACTTCTAAAGTTTCTATGGCCTTTCCAGAACTAATTAACTCAGTAGCTTGAGCAGAATCTATTTCAAAAATTTCATCTACTTTTACAACCTCACCAGCCCATAGAAAAGACCGCAGAACTTTAAGTTTCATATTATGCACCTAAACTAAATGATGCAGCGTGTCTAAATGCTACGTCTACATCTTGTAAGGCAGTAATACGGATAGTACCAGATGTTGAATGTGTATAAGGATCAACTAAAAGATCAAGTGATGACCAATAGCCAATAATACAATCAGACCAGTTTCCGAACCAGAGGTCTCCAGCTTGAACCTGATTAGACATATAAGCGTTATAGCCGTTAACTGTGTTGTTGCCATCCCAAAGGAATAAACCAGAACCAGAATCTTTAGCCTTAACCTTCATAGCACCTCTAATAGTTGCACCTGTGATATAAGCAAGGTTGCCCATTAAAGCATTTGCGGCAGCAACATCACTTTCCATATTTACTACTTGAGCAAATGTTGGGTTATTAGCTGTGATTGATTCTGTTCCAATACCGCTAGTGTTATGTAAACCTAATGGCTCATTTGAGGAACCAGTACCATAAAGTGCAGCCCTGTCAATTTCTAATGCAATTACTTTTGCTATGTCATTTCTAACCATTGTTTCTACATCTAATGATGATTGAATTAATAGCTTTCTTGAAATGTCAGTAAATGCACCGCAAGTTCTAGGAATCATTGAAACCTGTTGAATTGCTTGCTGTGATTCTGTTGGTGCGCCACCTTCAGCTACCCAATATGCGCTTGCTGCACCTGACTGTCTAGGAATTGCAATGTTACCTTGTAGACCAGTTAAAGTTGTAGCACCTGCTTGATCTAATGCTGAGCTATTCCTTAAAAGATCAATAAAATTAGCAGCGTCTAAATCTGTTTGTACTAAGTTACCGCCTTGTGTAGCTGGAGATGTTTTTAAATCTCTACGCATTACATCATAAGGAACTGTAATACCTCTAG